AAAAGGCAGAGGTGCGCCGCGTAATACTGCACGGCGTCGGCATATTGCGGCGCGATCTGGGTCTCGGCGTCGCCGGGGTTGAGCAGCGGGATCGGCAGGCAGATCACGTCCCATTCGGTCACATACGACTGGTCGGGCGGCGGCTGGATTTGCACATAGCCCATCTGCTGGTTGATGGTCCACACCATGCCGCGCTGGGTGAAGAACTGCTGGCTGCGCATGTAGGCCTGAAACAGCATCGAGCCGCGCCACAGCAGCGTATAGCGCTGGTCGCCCCACAGATAGGAAATCTGGATCACGTTCATGACGTTGTTGAACATGGTGGCAGTCGCGACCGCGCCAGTGCCTCCGCCGGTGTCTGCGATGGTGATGGTTGGCGGCTGCTGGTTGCTCATCGAGGGCGAGGTCGATGGCAGCGCCGGGTTATAGCCGGTGCCCCACACCAGCATGTTGATGCCGGTGATGACGCCGCTGGTGATAACCGGGACGCCGATTGCTTGGACGGAACCAGAGGGGCCGGTGCCGAAGGTGACCGTGGTGGCGGGTGAGTAGCCAGAGCCGCCGCTGACGATGTTGGCGCCGACCACGATGCCGTTCTGGCCGTTGGCACCAACCAGAGGATACAGCTCCTGGTTCGGGATCACCGAAACCGGATTGTAGGCGCTGTTGTTCGGGGCGTTGTTCGGCGCCGACAAATAGGTCTGGCGCACGCACTGGAAATCCTCGCCGACCACGGTGCGGGCGTTGTTGATGGCGGCGGTGAGTTCGCTCTGGGAAAAGTCAGCGTTGGTCTGGTCGTGGACCAGAAACTGCACTTGCGTGATGTAATCGGATAATAGCATTCATCACGCCGCCCCTCGTCGCGTCGGCCGTTGCGGCAGCGCCGGCAGTTCGCCGTCCTTGGGTGGTTCGGTCGGCACTTCCGCGTCCGCCGGGATCGGCGCGTTGAGATCGGGCGTATCCTCGACCATGCGGTAGGTCACCTGCGCGATGTCGAACTGGTCGAACAGCCGCTCCGCCTCGGTCTTGCCCTTGGTGCGGACCAGATGCGCCGGCGTGTTCCAGCCCTGACGGCGGGCGGTGTATTTGAACATTTCCTGATGCGAGGCACCGTCGCGATAGCCGAACAGGTGACCGGCCATGTCCGGCTCCATGTTGGTCGACTCCTTGGCCGGAATCGTGATCGGCACGCCGTCGAACATGTCGCTGAAGTCGGTGTCGCCCTTGTTGGTGACCCGGACGTAGTGGATGCGATACTTCTCGTCGTTCATTTCTTGAACTTCCGGTTCAAAATCTCGATGCGCTGCAGCCGCTGCTTGTCCTGCTCCGGCACTGCCTTGCGGCTGAAGGTGGAGCGCACCATCGGCATCGGCAGATGCTTGGCGCCGATGTCGGCACCGATATGGGAGGACACGATGGCCGGATTGAGCCGCGACACGAACGCACCACCGCGAACCCGCTGGTTGACGCTGTAGGTCTCGCCGAACATCTCCTTGCCGCGCATCTTCTCGTCAGGCATCAGAAATATTCCAGAAAGGTGACGTTGGTCGGGCCGGCGCCGTTGGCGATGACATTGATGGCGGCACCGACGCCGCCGCCGGAAGCGAGGCCGGATGTGCCGATGGTGTAGCAGGATGTCACTAGGTTTCCGGTCGGCAGCACGACACCGGTGGTCAGCGACACCGGGGTGACGCTGCCGGTGGTGAAGGTGACGATAAGGGTGGCGCTGCCGTTGCAGATCGTCACCGCCTTGCGGGTCGGGTTGGCCGGCAGCGCCGCCAACGAGGCAGAGGCCGTGACGCTGACCGTGGTAGTGACCGGCGACAGCACGGTGCTCTGGGCATGGGCGACGCGCCAAGAAAGGCCAGCGAGCCCGCCGGCCAGCAGCGCAGCCATCACCCAAGTGGAGAACGAAACGCGCTTCATGGCGTCACCGGATGCGGGGTGCCGAACAGGCCGGGCTTGGCTGCATCGGGCGGCGGCTCGTCGACCACCGGATCGGGCACGCCGATCAGCATCGGCTGCCAGATGCCGGCGCCGTCCAGTTCGTAGATCGAGTTTTCGGTCGCCAGCAGCACCCGTCCCGTCGTGAGTAGCGTGACGCCGATGATCTTGCCGGTCACGGTATGGGCGGTCTTTTTCGTGGCCATAGTCGGTCTCCTACTGGACCCGCGGTTGGAATGCGGCGGTGGCGTTGGCGGCGGCGGTGACCGCCGACATGGTGACAGTGGCGGCGCCGACGCCGGTGATGGTTCCGGTCGGGGTGCCGGTATAGCCCGAGCCGTTGTTGACGATGACGACGCCAGTGACGGTGGCCGAGCCAGTCAGCGCGGTCGAGGTCAACTGCACGCCGACGGCGCTCGTGTTCTGGTTGCCCGGCACCGCATTGGTCGGGTAGACCAGCCCCGGCGGCGGGAATGCGGCAGCGGCAAAGGTGCCACCGCCCGATGGGCCGCCGGTGTAATAGGCCGGCTGCGGGATCACGTACCAGTTCGGCGCCACGGCGTAACCGGCGCCGGCGGTGACGATGGTGACCGAGGCGATGGTGCCGGTCGCGGAAAGTGCCGCAACCGCAGTGGCCTGGATGCCGCCGGTCGGAGGCGGGTCGCAGCACAGCAGTGGCGGCACCAGGAAGCCACTTCCTGCCTGGGTGATGGTGGGCGCGGCAACCGAGCCGCCGACGATGACGTAGCCGGTAGCCTGCACACCACCGGTGGTGTTGGAGGCGATGATTGCCAGCACGCCGGAGCCGGCGGTGCCGATGCCGTTGGTGCCGGTGGTGCCGGCGGTGAACGAGGCCACCTGGACGATGCCGGTGGTGTTGATCAGGCGAATGTTGGTGCCGTCCGAGGAGATGAAATCACTCGCACTGGCGATGCTCTGCCAGGCGGTGGAGATCGGGTTCCACCACTGCAGCGACATGTTGGCTGGCACGTTGCACAGCCATTCGCCGGACGGCAGATACCAGGTGCCGCCGGTGCCGAGCGTGATCTGCACCATGCCTTCCGAGGGCTGGGCGGTCGGATAAGGAAAATTGCCGCGGACTTGTGCCATGTTGCCCTCAAATATTCAGGAACGCGAGACCGTCGAACTTGCCGTGTGCCTTGCACTTGACGTCGACCAGTTCGAGCAGCGACAGGATGGCGCCGATATACCCCAACTGGTTGTTCGGCAGCGTCGATTCGAACCCGGTGAAGGAAAACGCCGCGCGCTCATGCAAGAACAGCGACAGGTAGTTGTTGTTGACGAGATAGAGCGTGCCCTCCGGGCAGTACGGGTCGGCGTAGAACGGCACGCCGGCGACATCGAGTGCGCGGAAGAGCGACTGCACCTTGGTGTCGGCGCCGAACGCCGAACCCGGCGTGATGTTGTAGCGCTCTTGGCTGGTGAAGTCCTGCGCCAGCAAGGTCCAGGTGCCGAACCCCATGATGCCCAATGTCGGCATCTCGCCCGTGGTCTTAGAGACCTGGGCGATATACTGCAGCATCAAATTGCGGGTTGGAGTGGTGGTGCCGGTGCCATGGACGTAGGTGGATTTCCAGAAGGCGTTGGTGGTTCGAGATACACCTCCGTAAGTGGCGGAGAAAGTGCCGTCGTCGATAGCGGCCGGTAGGCCCACCAGTTGCTGCTGGTTGCTAACGTTGTTGAACAGGGCTGTAGCAAACGTGTCGATGGTGACGTTGGTTGAGTCATTCATCCTCGCTTCGATCAGGGGGACGACCGAGTAATCGAGCTGCACCAGGCCTTCCATCCCGAGGAACGGGATCGTGGTGACGAAGGCCTTGAGGTTGAACTCGGCGTTCTGGATGCCGGGCTGCACGCCGGGCTGCTGGAACGAGCCGGAGTAATCGACCCATTGCCCCGACACCATCGGCGCACCCTGCAAGGGTGCGGTGATCGGCGACAGACCGCCGGTCGCCACTTGCGCCGAGGACAACAGCGCAGCAATCAGCGGCGCGGATTTCCATAACTGGACGTAGACGCGGGGCATGTAGGCCCTTCGAACTACTGAGGAAAGTTCGCTTGCTATGGCCCCAGAGGCTGGGATTATGCCTGATCCGAATTGTGGCACAGCAAAATACTCCTACTGGTTGTACCTAGCGTTTCTTCCGCATGAATTCGCCGATCACCTGATGCGCGGTGTCGCGCGCCGCCTTGGTCGGGTCGTTACCGAACTTGGCGAATTCAGGCATTTCCCAGGTGGCGCCGTGCTGCGGCGGCTCGTTGTCCAGATTTGGCTCGACGGGCGGCAGCGTCGCGGCGTACAGCGTGGCGCCGTCCTCGTAGTCGCTGATGCCCTTCTTGGTCATCAACTCTTCGATCTTCTTGACATCATCCTCGGAATATTTCCGTCCCGCCGAATCGCCGTTCAGCAGCCGGGTGCGCTTGGCGTTCATCTGCGCCAGCATTTCGTCCTGCTGCCGCTTGATCGCCGCCTCTTCCTGCTCGCGCTTGAAGGCCTCGAACTTGTCCTCGACATCGACATCGGCGAACGCCGCGGCGTGTTTACTGTCGGGCGCGATCTCGCGGATCGCTTTCGCAATGGTCTTGCGGGTTTTCTTGTCATGCGCCAGCTTCAGGAACAATTCCCTGAGTTCGTCGGTCGGCGGCGCCTGGTGGGTATCGGTCATCAGATCGGCTTGCCCTTCTGGGCCGAGGGTCCGCCGCGTTCAAGGGTCGGCGAGCCGGTCTTGTAGCGCTCACCGGATGGCGAGGTCAGCTTTTCCGACGAGGTGAAGCCGCCGAGCGCGGTATACTCCGGCGGGTTGCGGAAGATACCGTCTTCCATGCGGCGGGTGCGCAGATTGCCGGTCTTGACCTTTGGCCTCAGATATTCTGTCACGCTGCTTCTCCCTCTGCGCCTCCGCCCATGCCGGGCGGCGGGGTGTTGTTGGCGACAATGCCCGGCGGCGGGGCTGCCGATAGCGGTCCCTGTTTGTTGGCCATAGCCATCTGGGCAAGGCCCGCCGGGACCATGTTGGCCTGTTCCGCCTTGCCAAAAATCGGATTGAGTGAGGACATCGCGCGCAGCAGCGCCTGCTGCTCCTTGGAGCCGGCCTCGAACGCCATACTTGCCTTGAGCAGCATCGGCATCACGGCTTTCACGCTTTGCACCGCAGCGGCCTTGTTGCCGGCACCGCCGCCGGGCGACATCACCGGCGAGCCGCCCGGACCTGGCGGGCCACCAGCGGGAGACCCCGGCATCGACGGACCACCGGGGGGTGGTGCCGGCGGTGGTGCCATTGGGGCTCCAGGTGCTTCCATGGCGCAATTGATACGCTTGTCGAGGTATCCGCGTCAATCCATTGAATCAAAACACCCCGCGGTGGGTCATCGCGGGGTGCCTTGCGAGTTAGCTCCTCTGAACAAACGGCTGGCTTACTTCCGGCGGTGCTTACGTCCACCGCGACGATGACGACGCTTGGCCATGACAGGCTCCCTTCCTGGTTGGAGGAATGGCGGTCGTAATCGGATGGGGATATCCGAAACGCCCGTTTCAACACAGTCAGGCTATCACGATTGTCTGTGGCGTCAAGGATGCGCGCCCTTGCCGTTGCTCTTGCCCTTCGGCGCGCCCGGCTCCGGCAATCCCATCTTCATCCGCATCTGCGCGGCTTGGGCCGCCTTCTTCTGGCGGGCACGGAGCGCGTGCAGCAGATTGTCCCGATCCGGCGGATTGAGCAGCCGCAGCAGGCCCTCGGCGTCGATCGCCTGTGCCTTGAACAGGAACGCGGCCAGTTCCTTCGAATCGTCGGCGTAGAGCGGCGAGTGCGAATGGCCGGCGATTCGCAACGAATATTCCTCGCTCATGTTGGCGTAGTAGAACGGATCGCCCGGCTTGCCGTCTTCCTTGGGGTCGGGCACGATCGGGTTGTCATCGTTGCGCATGTGCAGTTTGAAGGTCAGGTCGCCGAGCCGCACCAGCGGTCCCTCCAGCTTCAGCGCGGTCTTCTTGATTCGGCCGGCGCCGGTGGTGGCCAACTGCTTGGCGTGATCCTTGGAACGGACGCCGGCAGTGCCCTTGCCCTGCACCACCTCGGTCAATCCCGACGCTTCCATAAAGAGTTGCCCGATCTGCATGTAGTCGGCGAAGATGTCGGGTGGCATTTCCGGGTAGAGTTCCTTGATCGCGGCCTGCGGCAATTGGTCCATCACCCACGAATCAGCACCGCCGAACGCGTCCATCTTCTCGTCGCTTAAGCCCATGAAGCCACTTCCGACCCGCGGCGGGTAGGCCTGCTTCTCCAGGATGTCGTGTATCTGGTCGAGCCGTTCGTTCGACCATTGCTGCAGCGGAATCAGGCTTTCGATGTGCGCCTTGCCCCAGAAATACTCGTAGATCGAGTAGGGCCGCACCAGCGTGTAGGGATGCTCGCGGGGCAGGAACGGGTTGCACTTGGTGTTGTAGAACGGTTCCTGTTGCTTGCGCTGCGCGCGAAAACCCTCGGTGCCCTTCAAGGCCTCGATGGTGCGCTTGCTGTCGCTTATCACCAAGCCCGGCGTCACCACCCAGAACACCCGGTAATCCTCGCACTCGTCGTCCCAGATCGTCACCTCGTGGAATTCGACCAGCGGGCGGTCGATCTTGGCATGGTAGGTGGCGCGCGACACGTAGCTTGGATTGATGGCGCCCGAGGTCTGACCGCCGATGTTTTCGCCGCCGGTCGACGAGATGATCATCCGGGTGATCAATTCGGGGAACGGTGATTCGTAGGGCGTGTTGACCACCGACAGCACGTCTATCTTGTCGGAAAGCCCGGCGCGGGTCAGCCGCTGGCAGGCGTTGTCGTAGTCGATATGGTAAGAGTGGCAGAACGCCTGCTGGCTTTCCAGTTCGGTGATTTCCTCGGCGAACACCCCGAACTGCCACGGCATGATCAGCTTGCAGGTCGGGTCGTCGTTGACATCGCTCCAGCCGGACTTGAGGATCACGCTGTCGAATTCCAGCGCGCCGATCAGCGCGTCGCCAAAGAAGTCGAACATGCCGGCGTCGCGGAAGTCGTTGTTGAAGGCATCCTGCGCGCTCATGTACTGCTTGACCACTTCGTCCTTCGAGTTGAGCGGCGCGGAGAGGGAGAAGGTGGCGTGGTCGGGCGAGTAGAGGAACGAGGCCACGAGGTCGAGGTGGCTTTCGATCCTGTTGTAGATCACCTGGTCGGGGTCTTCACCGCCATAGAGGAAGAACTGCCGCCTACGGTCGTATAAATCCTTGCGGTCCTTCTTGGAGGCCACGCAGGTGTCGACCACCCATTGCACGAATTCGTCGCGGCGCTCCTTCTCGTGCGGGATGATCACGGCTTGGCCTGTGTCAGCAGATATTCGGCATCACGCAAAAATACCGGATTGGGTTCGCCTTCAAAACGCAAGCCTTTCTTGCCAAGTCGCACAATAGTTTCGTTGCGTTCGGGATCATAAGTCCATTTGATTTTGCGATTCATGGCTTGTGCCTCGCCTCGATCGCGGTGTTGCTGCGCATTTCGGGATAGGCGGAATTGCGCTGCAGTGCCGTGCCGGGTGCCGCCTTGACCTTGAAGTCAACCTTGTTGGCGGTCGGCACGCACTGCGCGCCCCGCGACGGGTCGATCGCCGCCATGAAACCATTACCGAAGTTGTGCACGTTGCCGGCGGTCGGCGGCGGCGCGGCAGGGATGTTGACCTTCTTGGCGCCGCGGCCTCGTTCTGCAGAATTCAGATCGGGCAGTTTGAACAGGTCGGCCAGCGCGCGCAATTCCGCGTCGGCTCCCTTGGCGCCGTTGCCGATATGGCCGCCGGCCGGACGCCAGCTTGTGCGGACGCATCTACATTTCGGACAAGCTGGGTTTGGTTCATACGAGTCGAACCAGGCCTCGCAGCGCTGGTTCTGGCAAATCCATGAACGGAGGATGGACATGGGCGCAAACCTATGTCCACCGCCCGTGCAAGGCAATGCTTACTTGCGCGCCGATGCCGGCGGGGTGGTGACCGGCGGCGTGGTGGCGGCCGGGGTGTTGGCGGTGACCGCGGCGGCGAGCGCGGCGGCTTGCGTGGTAATGTCGGTCTGCAGCGCAGCCAGCGCGGCCGGGTCAGTGCCGGCAGCGGCGATCAGGGCGGGAATGCCGTTGATCAAGGTGACGGCGGACTGGATGACGGTATCCTCGGCAGCGACGGCAGCCTGCAGGTCGGTAAGTGCGGACATGATGGTCTCCTGATTTAACGTAACAATGCGCAGCATCTCACGGATAATTCTAGCCCAAAGGGGCGCATCTTCCCAGGCTACGTGATCCCATTCGTGATTCCATCCGTTAGGCATTTGTCAACATCCCCTGCAGATCGAGGGCGGTGGCGGCGGATAAGGCGGTAGTTCTTCTATCGACGATCCGTGTGGCGTCTCAGTGAAAGATGCCGCCGTGTCCCAGGCTGCCTCCGGCGCCGAGCAGGCAAGACAACAGATCGAAGATGATCTTGATGCAGATGATGGCGATGATCGCCCAGATCACGATGCGGATGATCGCCACCACGATGCCGGGCAGGAACTGCATGACGTAGGGCAGCAGCAACTGGATCAGCGACCACAGCGCGATGATGATCACGATCAGGATGCAGACGTTTTCCCAGAAACCGAGTGAGAAGCAACCCATGTGCATCACCTCACTGAGTACTAATATACCAAACTGATGAAGGTTCCAAGACTAATGTTGTGACAGCGAGATGTTGGCGCGCTTCAGAGCGGAAGTTTTTCCTGATAATGCCGCATGCGGGGTACATCGAGCGCCAGATCGACCGACCATCCCTTTGCCAGTCGATACTTGGCTATCGTTCTGGTCACCTTGCCATCCGAAATGCGAATCGCCTCGGCTAGTGTCATTTGCCGGCCGTGGTAGACAACCAAGCGGTTGCTGCGCTGGTTATTCTGTTGCTCTTGCCGCGTTGCCCACCGGACATTTCCCGACTCGTAATTGCCGTTCTTGTCAGGATATCTATCAAGACTGTGATCCCTGGACGGGCGATAGCCCACATCGTCCAGAAAATTCTCAAACCACACAAGCCAGCGCTCGCACACGGTGATGCCTCTACCCCCATAGCGTGGGTAGGCTTTTGCTTCCGGGTTGGTGCAGCGCTGAATCATGCTTTGCCATGCCACAAACTCCGGTGTGTCGGTCAGGCCGTGGCGGTATTGCGGATGATCTTTCCCACAAACGTAACTCATGTTGGCACACTGATGTTCATGCGCTTGAGATAAGAGTTAATCACTCGGTCCAGTGGAGGGGTTCCCCCCTTTTTTTCAATTTCCATGGACTTTTCCAAGGTGAGACCCAAGGCCTTCACTCTCGGTTGGCACCATGTGTTCCAAGCCTGATAGGCCAGCGCTGCCGCCATCACCCGGTCGTCCTTTGAGTTGCCCTCGGCGCCGACCGTGCCGCCGTCGTTGACGATGCGGCGCATCTCTTCCAGTAGCGGGATCGAGCGCGGGATCATGCGGCCCAACTCGATGCCGTTCTTCATCTGGTTCATGGCCCGCGTCTTCAGATCATGGGTGGTCTTCCACTGATATAAGAGTTCGCCGCCGCTTGGGTTGTCCAAACGTTTATAGAAGTAGTGCCGCATGTTACTGAGGATGTTGCGGATATGGTAGTTCTCGTCGTGTGGCCGGATTTCGGAAGCAAAGCGCCGCACCTTTTCCAGTTCGTCGAACACCGCCTGTCCGGGGCCGTTCATCTCGAGGATGGGCATCAGGAAGGTGACCCCGTAGTATCCCGCCAGATGTGCCAATACCCACGCACATTGGTAAGTGGAGGGTGTTGTTGAGCAATACTCGGCGACCTGAACGAGACAGTCAGCGTAGCAGCGCCAGATCGAGATAACAGATCGGTCAGCCTCGTCAGAACTTCCGTAGGCAGGGTCACATCCAAGGACATAGTAGCCAAATCGAGATGCGTCATCATAGATTCGCAGTTCTGCCCTAACATCTCGCACCTGCCTTATGTCGGTTTCCTCGAACTTCATGCCCAACTTGTAGCGGAAGGTCTGGAACATTTCCTTCTTGGCTTTCCGCATGCATTCGGTCATGGCGTCGACGGTGAAGAACTTGCTTCCCGTGGCGACGAAGGCGTCGCCTTCCGTCCACGGGTATTCCTGGTCCATCATGCTCTGGTCGGAGTCTTTCTCGGCGGCGAGGTGCCACCGATACCACGCAATCTGCTGCAGCGAGATGTCGAACTTGTAGGTTTCGCGGACTTCTCGTATGCGTCTCTTCTCCAGCGCGGATAATCCTGACTTGATGCCATCCGGCATGTAGCTCTCAAAGAATGGGTGGTTGACGGGAAGCGCATTTCTTTCATCGCGCCACCAGCCGACGAAGATGGTTTTTTTGGTGGGATCGTTTTGTGCGCCTTCCCACATGTCCCAGAAGTGATTGAATCCGTTGGCAGTGGTTTCGTAAATCTGGAGACGGTGAGGATAGAGGGAGGAAGTCTGCGATCGGAACTCGGCCAGATCGTCACCGTTACCGTAAAAGGCGCACTCGGTGGCATGGACGAAATTAGCCGCACCACCGCGGCCGAGACCTCCTTTTCTAACCTCTGACGTTCCTGCGATGAGATATCGGAATTTTGAAGCGTTCTTGAGGATGAGAAGGTTACGGTTATGCCGGACGTAGTTGATCCGGTACTTCGCAGGTGTTTCCGCAAAGAAGACCTCAACTGTCGATCGGAAATCATCTCTCGCTTCCTCCTTGTGGGTGATGAAGCATCCGAGCAGGCCCTTGTGCTCGAACGCCCAGAACATGTCCAAACTGAGAAAGAACGTCGAGGCGCCGAGCTGCCGCGCTTTCAGGATCACGAAGGTGGTGATGCCTCGCGACAGGCCCTCGATCATCTCGTTCAATATATAGCGCTGCGACCCCAGCATCTTGAACGGCACCAGGCCGAAGTCCTTGCTCTGCACCTTCAACTTGGCGACGAACGCGAGAAACCGTTCGGTCGGGAACGGTGCGACGCCCTGGTACTCGATGGTGAAGGCGTCGTGGCCTTCGGTGACTGTCATTCATTCCTCCACTCGTCGGCGAACTCAAAGGTGTCCAGCCACAGGCCAGTGTCGCCAACAATCACCTCTTCATCACCTTGCCTGCGCCGGTAGGCATAGATGCAATCCGGCGGGTCGAGCTTCAGCTTGACGGCGCGGTTGTCGACGCGGACGAACTGCGCCAGTCCTACCTTGTCGCTGCCCTGCTGCTGCTCGTTGCCGACCGCGACGAACGAATCGATCCAGCCGATGTTGTTCTTCAGGATGTAGCCCTCGGCCGGCGGGTCGGCGATCTCGAATTCCCGGCCCGGCGCGCTCCAGACGATCTTGCCGCGCAGGTTGAAATGCCATTGCATGACTACAACTTCGTTCATACGCCGCCTCCGAGATAAATGCAGATCATCGAATGGTTTTCGTTGTGGATGCAGACGTGGCAGCCGCCGTCGGTCGACGGCATGGTGCGCCATTTCTCGATCTGGTAGCCGTGCCATTTCCACATCGGGCCGGTGCTCTCGACTTCCTCGCACGGCACCGGATGGCAGTCCTTGCCGCCGCAACAGGACGAGGAATAGTCCTCATGGCTCAAGGCGTAGCGGGTGCCGAGATAGCCCCACATCAGGGTGAAGGCGATGAGGAAGGATAGTATGGCGCGCATCATACCCGTGCCTCCAGTTTCAGCTTGCGCGGTTTGCGCTTGCGTCCCTTTTTCCAGCCGCCGACGATGCCCTTCTTCCGCGCCGCCGCCAACCCCGCCATGGTTCTTTCCACGATGATGTCGCGCTCGAACTCGGCAAAGCACGCCAGGATATTGAACATCATGCGCCCCGTGGGCGTGGTGGTGTCGATCGGCTGCGTCAGGCATTTGAGGTGGGCGCCTTTCGACCTGACCTGTTCCGCAATCTGACCCAGGTGAATCGTCGACCGCGCCAGACGATCAAGCTTCCAGAACAGCAGCACGTCACCATGACGCAGGAACGCCAGGGCCTTCGCCAGTTCAGGACGATCACGATCGGCGCCCGACGCCTTTTCGGTGAAGGCCTTGTCATAGCCTTCCTCCATCAGTGCGTCGATCTGCAGCCGCGGGTTCTGGTCGGCGGTGGAGACGCGGGCATAAGCGACGACGCTCATGGCGCCCTGCCCTCGACGTGGCGGCAGGCCTCGACGATCTTCTCGGCATACGGCCCCTTGATACACTGGCAAGAAATCACCGACCCGTCCTTCAACTTGAAGAACAGGTTGCCCTTGACCACATAGGCGCCCGGCGGGCCACAGACGGCATCGATATAGGGGGTTTCGCTCAAAACGGCCTCCGCCTGTGCTCTCTCGCATCGCCGAAACGCTGCGTCGCCATCACCGCGGCCAGCAGCACGAACAGCAGGCCGCCGACCGCGAGAAGGCAAAATACCAACAATGCCAACAGGATAGATGTGCCCATAGCCCGAATCCCTCCTATAACGTACCTAATACGATAGGCACGCCTTGAAGGAGGCGTCAAGCAGGGCTGTGGATATCTTTCAGTGGAATAATCGGTCGATCGCGGCCAAGGTCTTCTGGTGCAGCATTTCGCTGTAGCAGACGGCCAGATGCGGCATCGATATCTCTAGGCGCTCGACCTGCGGCCCAACCAGGATGGCGTGCCCCTCAGGCTCCCAATCGGTGTTGTGATAGAGCAAGAGCCGCTTGATGGTCGGCGCCGGATTGGTGACGATCGACAGCACCGAGGGGTCGTAACACACCGCCAGATCGATCGGCGTCACCGTGTAGGCCGGTATCCACGTCACGCAATTGGCGCCCAGCGAATAGCCGATGACGACGAGATGGCCGGTGCCGGTCGCCTTCCACTGCGTGATGTCGGTCGCAATCGCCGCCGGATCATCCCACGAATAGGTCGTCACCACCGCGGCCGGATATAGCGCTGCAATGCGCTGCGACAGCAGATACATCCCGAACGAGGTGATGACGCCGCCCTGACCATAGATGACGCAGACTTTCATCAGTATCTCAAACCCCGCCGCGTCCGCTCCCACCACAGAAACCTGTGCCAGCCCCAGGTGTAGGGGTTGGCGAACGAGTTGCGGACCACCAGCAAATGCATGCATTCCTCCCACCAAAAGGCCATCGGCCACATAGTCGAACCTCCGAAACACGCTGCAACTGTAAGCCAGTTCACATTTCGACGCCTCAGATTTTTTCCCTGGGGTGGACAAGCTGCGGGGCGCCTCGATTTCGAATCTCGCGACCCATCGAGGTCGGCGGGCGCGCCGCGCGCAGGGCCAGGATCGGTGTCGCCCGTGGTATACAACGGAACCTCAATCAGATCAATGGCCTACACGAATTGAATAACGGTGGTTATTGCGACACACAAGATATAGTGCGTGAACAAACGGTGAAACGAGGGTGATTTAGGCCCCGAATTGCGTCTTGTAGCCCGATAGGCCACGCGTTCTTTCGTGCTGGCGTTCGAGACATGTCAGCGCTTTATTCAGTTTCAGACGTGCTTCAGCTCCCAGACTGCCGCTCCGGATGATGGTGTAGATGTGCGCCCGGGATAGGCCGGCGGTTTCCGTGACCTGGTTGAGCGTCGGGGCTCGACGGGCGCATCTCTCACCTTGCGGGGAATAGCGTAAGGTTTTCAGTCTGCGGATAATCTCTTGATCGGAAAGCATCTGGCGGCCTCGTCTGCGGCTGCGCGTAGGGATGCTTTGTCTGTGGCTGGTGTCAAGCCTTTCCGCTTGAGGCGATGGAGGCGGGCGAACTTCGCGGCGCGGATCGGATCATAATGGAACGGCAACCAACGCTCGCCGGATGTAGAGAAAGTGGTGCCTCTTCCCTTGAGCTTGTCCATATGCTGAGGCCTTGGCCTGCTTTCTTGCGCGTCGCACGATTCCTGATTTGGACAACTTTGTAAATCCGTCCTTCACAAGTAAAACACGCGCTTGTGATCGGAAAGGCGATTTATTCGCTGAACCGGCCTCGCTTTCGTTTGACAAACTCATATAAGGCACGTTATTCTATCACCACCATCAAACCGGGAGAATCACAATGGCATACCGTTCTCGATCCACCGCTATTCGTACCATCACGGCAAAGTTTGCCGGCAAATGTGCTTGCTGCGGCGGGCAGATCAACGCCGGCGAGATTGTCGATTACTACCCCGCCAAGCGCGAAATTGCTCACTACCAAGCTTTCAACGGCAATTCCTCGAAATGCTACAACGTATTGCGGCGCGAGAAATATCCGGCCGACTACATCGATATCGACCGCGCCTATGAAGATCAATGCGCCGACATTTGCGGGCGGTGACAGTCATGGGGAAGCCTGTTGAAGCCTGTCACAGCATGGTCGGTTTGCGTGTTCGCCAAATCAGGGAAGCGATTGGCATTACGCAAGGGGATTTAGCTAAACGGGTCGGCCTCGATCGAACTTCAATTGCAAATGCCGAAACGGGGAGGCAACGATTCTTGCTTGATACTGTCGAGCGCTATGCAAGAGCGCTTGGCACAACACCAAAAGCCTTAATGAAAGGTATTTGGTGGTAACCCACGTTAACCCTCACAAACCGGGAGATTGACCATGCGAAAGATTAGATCATATCAAGCTATTACAACGCGATATTTCGGCGCTGGCAATGTCAAGGGGTCGCGCGTCAAGGCAACGGCCGCGGCCGGTAGCATTACCCTCCATTGGGATGACGCTCTAAATATCGAGCAGAACCATGCCAAGGCGGCCGAGGCTCTGGCCCGCAAGTTTGGCTGGCCTGGTAATTACTATGTCGGCGGATTGCCTGACGATCGGGGCTATGTGTTTGTCTCGGCCGCGGCCGATACTTTCGCTTTTGGCGACGATGAAAAGGTCAATGCCGCATGACCTTTGACCTGAATCAGATGGCCGAACTCGCCGCGCCTTACAGGGAGGATTGAACCATGCGCTATCGTATCGTGCCGAAAAGGGACTTTGGAGGACGCGGATTTTACGTTAGGGGTGGTTGGGTCAGGCACGGTTTTGTTGTCACCGATGGGCTTTGCAACATCATGCCCGCAGCGACGTGGTTTGAGACAATACCAGAGGCAATGCGGGCTCTTGATATCTGGATTGGCTGCCATGGCGACGCTGCGCAATGGTGGAAACATGCTTATGGCCGATGACTGACCTGGACAAACTCGCCTGTACCTACCTGCTCGCGCGTGGCCTCTGCACACCAGCCGAGGCTGCCCGCTTGTCCGGCCACTCGCGCCAGCTCGCGCGGCATTGGGCACGGGCCGGACCGGCCGACCCGCGGGCGCGATACCTGAAACGGCAATTCAAGCGGGCTAAAATCAGAGTTGCCCAGGTGGGGACTAAGACCCCTCTTCCTGGCCCGAAACGCGACGGTTAGTCCCGGGAGGGGCTTGCGTGACAGCACGGAGAGACGGCACCGATTTGTCAAATGACGCCTACGCGCGTAAGGAGGGACCATGATTGATTGGCGGGATTGGGCGGCCGGCTATGGCTTGATCGTGCTGTACATGGTCATTCCTGGAATTGTGCTGGGGACCATCATTCACATTTTGAGGCACCTATGACCGCCCACATCCACCATACGCCCTCGCGCGCGAAACAATGTTGCGGGAACTGCGATGCGTGGCAAAAAGGACACATGCCCCGTAAATCCAATACGGAGCCCGTACAGGGGTTTTGCCACTCGGCCGGTCCTCACCTCGTCCAACTCATGCAACAGGGCCACAGCCTCGCCGCAAGCGGTCCTGTGATGGTTCCAGTGAGCATCCCCAATGTTTGGCCGCCGGTCACCGAAAACGAATGGTGCCGGCTATGGAAATGGCAGGATGATACCGATGACGACAACAGACCAGAGTGAACGACCGCTCGGCGGTCACCAGATACAGGCGATCCAGAAACAGATGCTCGCCGAGTTCCAGCGGGCGCTTGACGACGTGGAATTGCGGAAGATCGCGCTTGGGCATGCCAGCGACCTCGCGCGGACGGCGGCACCATTGGGTTTGACCGTCGACCCGGTCACCCTCGCGCGGGAAATGCACGCGTTCCTGTCGGAAGGGGCGGCGGCGGTGCTGGCGAAATAGCTTCCAAGCGCCACCTCGCGCCGTCGCCGAAATCGCGGTGGGTGACGATCTGGAGGCCATAGGCGGCCAGTCGCGGCGCCATCCTCGCGCGCATCACGTTGAGCACGTTGAGATCGTTGGCGCCATGCGGCCGGTGGGCATAAACCTGGTCCATCAGCCTCGCGCGCGTGATGCCGTAGCGCCCGGCCGCTTCCACCGCGTCAAACAGCCGGGTGTACTGCACCGTCAGAGACCGCCGGACGCCCTTGGGCGGGACGGGATGGCCGCAGCACGGGCAGGTTTCAACCATGGTTCACCTCGATCCCATGCTTTTGCAGCACCTCGCGCGGGCATTGGCACCCGGTATGGTCCGGCGCTGGGCCTGCCCAGCGCGACCAGTGGCCGGTCTTGGCATACAGGGAAGCGGTTCTGTCCCAATCCACCGCCGGTTCGGCCGCCACCCCATTGAGAGGCAAGGTTGGTGCCGGCGTCTTGCCGGAACGATCCGCACTGTTGCGAACCCACTGCCGCCAGGTCGCATCCCAATCCAGCTTGGTGCCGCCCGCGCCTGCCTTGGCGGTCCAGTAGTCACGGAACTTCTGCACCTCGCGATCAATCTCGCTGACCGAGAAACCTTCGTGCAGTGCAAAATTGTGGCCGTCAGAACTCGGTAGCCATTCCACCGGAATTCTGCTACCGCGCCTATTACTTACTTTCTTAGAATCTTTAGATATATATGCAGTTTCTGGAATTCCACCGGTTTCCACCGGAATTCCGGTGGATTTCCGCTTTCTCTCCCGGTCCCAAGCCCGTCTTTTGTCGAGCGCGGTTTCCACCTTTTCCGGTGGAATTCCGGTGGAAACACCACGAGCGAAAGCGTCCGATATTACCTCCGCGGCGGTAGCCGGGTCAGCTCCAGCTTCGATCAATCGCTTGACCAAATCGCCGACAATCATCTCCGCGCCTCGTTGTAGACCCTCATCGCGCAGCCCTTGGCGTTCTGGTAAATCTCGCTGCCGGTGAAGCGAAACAGCTTGATGCCCGCGCGCCGGATTCGGATGTCGCGGTTGCGATCTCGCTTCACATCCTCGGGCTTGGTGTGGAATTCGTTGCCGTCGCATTCCACGAAAATCCACGGTTTGTCCGGGCGCTCCAAAGCCCAATCGATCCGATACCGGCCCCACCATAATTGCGGGATCAGCGCCCAGTCGTCCTCCATGAATTCCATCATCGCCATGCCGAACATGATCTCGATCGGCGATTCTGTAAAACGCGCCATCCTTGCGGCGATCTCCGCCTTCTGGCGGAAAAACGCCCCGTCTTCAAAGGTTTCGTCCTCGATGCTCATTTGCATTCGCCGTTCGGTGCCTGCTGCTCGATCGTGCAGCCATAAAGCTGGTCTTCCGTCGGCTTCCAGACGATGTGGTAACCTAATGCGAACCAAGCCCAAACCAAAAGCACAATTATTGCAATGATTAGCGGCATGATCTTCACGTATTGATTGAACGCAGCACGTGGAAGCCGCAATACGGTCGGCCGTGATAACGCAGGTTACCGCAGAAGGTATAAGGCCCCTCGCCGTGCGCCCAGCGGCAGCCGTCGTCCTCGCACATCTGCAGGAATGTCAAGTCCTTGGGTAACGGTTCTTCAACCATGATCTCAGGTTTGTGCGGCATCGCGACAGGCTTCAACTTGGGCGGCCTTTTACCGCGACGAGGCGTCGGCAGGTGCTTCGGCCTCGATGAGTCCTTCGACACCTGGTTCAATGGATTACTCAACCCCAGCCTCCTTGCCTTGCCGCAGACCCCGCATCGGGTGTAGTCCGTGGTGAATTCGCGGTTCAGTATCTTCACCATCATGCCATATGACAAACTGTGCGTCGCTACCAGCGCGGTCAGGCGATCCTCGTGCATTTTCGGCCAGCGGGTTTCTGATCCCATCATCACCACCTCCACTGCAGGAACAGCGGCGGCGGCTCGATCGCCTCCATGAACTTCTCTTCGTCGAGCACGAACCGGGCCAGCACCTCACCGCGCCCACGGGCTGTTTGTTGACGCGGTGAGGCCTGACCAACCGCCGGGAACCGGGAGGGACGACCGGCGGGAGCTGGCATGAAGGGGTTAGGGAGGGTTGATCTCATGGTTGAACATCCTGTTCCAAGTTGATGAAATCGTTGGCGGTTACCTGACCATCGGTCGCCTCGAAGATACGCCGCGCCAAGTCGCGCTTGGGCCAAGGCGCCTTTTCCTCGCAAAGCTGGGTGATCCTGCTCGGACTGACCCCGATCTTGGCGGCGAACTCAACCTTCTTGATCCGGTTGAAATGGATATAGTCGCGAAGTTTCATTTTTTGACTCTATCAGCAAAAAAAATAAGCGCAAGTTGAATTTTTCTCTTGCAAAGATTTTCAGGCGCGCTTAACGTGGGGGCATGAAACACGATTACGAAGTCGACAAGGTGCTTTTAGGCTTCTGGGCCGCCGTACTGCTCTCGGCGATGATCTGGCTGATGCTCTACGTCGCAATGTGGGGGATGTTCGAATGAACCAACAGCAAACATTGGCGCTGGCCAAGGTGATCGGCTGCCTGGAGGGCATCGTAGAGGCCGGGCTGTTCAACTCTAGCGACGCCGAGCTCGAGGTGCGAATCATCATCGCGGAAGCGCTGGCAGCGTTCGATCTGCCGGGCAAACATGAACTCAACAACATGCCGAGGTTGCCACAATGAGGTTTTGCTGCGCCGAATTCGCCGAGAACACAGGCAAGCGGGACGTGGGCATCGAAAAACTCACAGACGGCTCGTGGTGCGTCAATGGCTGCTGTCACGGCGGCTGCTATGTCCTGCAAGACATCAAATACTGCCCGTTTTGCGGAACGAAACTAAGTCAGGAAAAGAGCAATGAGAATTGAGAAACCGGGAATCTTTAGGGGCGTCTCGCCGGCCGACTACCATGCCGACCCAGCCCCCGATCCGTCGCTGACGCAATCGATCGCCAAGATTTTGCTGGATCAGTCGCCCAAGCACGCATGGACCGCGCACCCACGGCTGAACCCGGATTTCGAGGAAGACAACGACAAGAAGTTCGATCTCGGCAACGTGGCGCACGCGCTGATACTCGGTCGCGGCAAGGATTTCGAAATCCTCCCGTTCGACGACTACCGCACCAAGGCTGCGCAACAGGCACGCGATGCGGCGCACGAGTCCGGTAAGGTTTCGATCCTGGATGAACAGTTCCGTCGCGCCAGCGACATGGTGGAAGAGGCTTGGCAGCAACTCTCCAAGCACGAGGACCACGACGCATTCCAAGTGCTGTATAGATCGAAAGAGACGATGATCGCGTGGCAGGAGGACGGCATCTGGTTCCGGGCACTGGTCGACTGCATCAGCGATGATCTATGCACCGTCGACGACTACAAGACAACCGGCATGTCGGTGGCGCCGCATGTCATCGGGCTGCGCGCCGAGTCCGCGGGCTGGCACATCCAAGCGGCATTCATCGAGCGCGGGCTCGACGTGCTTGACCCTGTCAATATTGGCAAGCGCAAGTTTCGCTTCATCGCGCAGGAGACCGCACCTCCGCACGCACTGACCGTCATGCACATGGATGAGCACTGGATGACAATGGGCCACAAGCAGGTAGACATAGCGGCCGCGATCTGGCGCCGCTGCATTAAAGGCGATTCGTGGCCCGGCTATCCGGCCAAGGGCATCGTGCCGGAATTTCCCGGCTATAAGGAAAAGTTATGGCTCGATCGCGAGTTGAGCGGCGAGTTTGATCCAACCGTGCAGATGGCGGGCTGAGATGGCAGACAAGTGGAAATTCGCGTTTCGCGAGGATCAGACTCAGTTTCTGAGTCGTGCAATGGAATTTATCGCCGGTGAATGTGACGAGCAGATACGAATTGGGAGCAATTTCCAGAAGTATTCTGCCCGACGGACCAAAGAGCGGGCGATGGAAATCCACGAAGAGATAAGGACGACTGTCGGATGACCTACACATTCCGCACGGCGCGCCGCAGCGAGGCCAAGCCGCTGATCGGGCTGTATGCCGAGTCAGGATGCGGCAAGACTTGGAGCGCGCTCTTGCTGGCGCGCGGCTTTGCCGGCCCGCAAGGCAAGATAGGCATGATCGAAACAGAAGGAGGTCGTGGTGAATGTTACGTGGGAAGAGAGCCTGTTGGTGATTATCTGGTGTGTCCGATCCGCGGTAATTTTGCGCCTGCTGCTTATGGCGATGCGATCACGGCAGCAGAAGCCGCGCAACTGGACGTTCTGATCGTCGACAGTGCGAGTCACGAATGGGAAGGGGCCGGTGGCGTGCTGTCGATGGCGGCAGAGAATCAGGCCAACGGCGTCAAGGGAGTTTTGGTATGGCAAAAGCCGAAGATCGAGCACCAAAGACATTTTATGTTGCGGCTTATGCAAACCCCTATCCCGCTGGTCATCGTGTGTATGAGGGCCAAATATCCTATGGTGCAAGTACCTGGGAAGTCGGAATGGTCCCGGTCGACGCAACTGGAGCCGAAACAGGCCGACGATATTTTATTCGAGATGATGGTTCACGGCTGGATTGATCAGCAACACGCGCTGCACGTCACCAAATACACGCTGCCGGAGCTGGCTAGTGTGGTGGAAGACGGAAAGCCGATCACGCTGGAGACGGGCGCTCGCTTGGCGCAATGGGCACGCGGCGAGGAAGGCACTCGGAAGATCGACGACTTTATCGAGTGGGACAGCAGACTGCAGACTGCCGCTCACAACGGCACCGACGCTCTGGCCGCCGAGTGGAAACGGGTGCCGAAGCATCTGCAGACTGCACTCAAACCAAACCTCGACACCATCCACAAGCCGGCCGCAGCAAAGGTGGCGGCGTGATTACCGGGTTTTTCCTCGGCGTAGTTTGCACGCTGCTTGTCGTTCTCGCCCTGGCGATCTATGCCGCCTGCAATATGGGAGCCTGACATGGGACCGCTTTATTCCGCCAGAACCGGCAAGCCGGTGCCAATGCTGACGGTGCGCGCGTTGTTTTGGAAATGGCTTAAACGGAAGCTGGGAGCCTGAGCATGTCATCCCCCGCAATAGGACTGAAGCCCTGCCCATTCTGCGGTTCTGACGCTGCCGAATTAACAACAGCGATGGGGGAAACATGGGCGCGATGCCATTCCTGCAGTGCATCGGCCGCAGCCAGTAGCCATCCGGCTCTTGCTATAGGAAATTGGAATGCCCGCGCCGGTTCTGCCCAATCGCAGTCATCCCCTGAAGCAGCACATCGGCTCGCCGACCAGCTCCAGACTTATGCCGATAGGTATAGGAGCGATTGGTCGGATGCCACCCCAATTCTTTCTTGGGAAGATTTGGCGGTGGTTATTGATGCACTTCGGCGCTGTTCTGCCCAACCGCAGCCTTTCGGATATCTCATTAAAAAAACGGGTGTCAACAACGGCTATTATTGGATCAGTCCCGCCGAATTTGAGCACGTTGAAGAGCGGTTTCGGTATCTCTACAAGCCGATTTATGAGGCGCCAGTTGCGCTACAGGATAGCACCCATCCGGTGATTGAAATAGTTGATGACGATAAGTTTAACTCTGATCCCGACGTTAGAAGGTTTAATGCCGCCAAAAAGATGACATCGCTTTATAGATGCCGTCATTGCGACGGAGCGCTTGGCAGTCACTCGGCCACTTGTCCCGTTGCGCGCCCAGAACATGAACCTTCTTAAGCCACCCGTGCGGGAGCATTTTGCTGACGGTTCAACGTATAATCCGAGTACGGGCGGGATTACTTTTGGCATCACACTTCCGGTTGATGCACCGGAAAGTTTCATTGAGAATCAGGGACCATCCCCCAAACCAATTTTGAACTGGCTTGCCCGATGTATAGAAACCCAGGGCAATCCTCTGGCGCGTGCGGCATTGCGGACGTTGTTTGATTGCATCTATGACCGGACGACGCCAGATGAACGAATCTCATTCCCGAATTGGTTCGATAGCCAGTGACGAATGGTGACAGGTCATGACCGAGGATAAAGAGCGCCCGATAGGCACATGGTTCTATACTCGGGTCGGCGAGAATGTGTACCATCTTTGGCAGCAGACCGAGAACGTCCCGGAATGGTGGGGGATAATCTATGCCCTTCCTACCGTAGACTTCATATGCGAGCGGCTTAATGAGCCACCGAGCCCGTCATGACCGAAGACAGAACTTAACAGGAGAATGAAATGTCGAAGCCGACAAACATCAAAGACTTTCCGGGCTTAACGCCCGTACAGCGCGCAATTCGTGAAAGTGATGCTAGGTTTTTGCCTCTGCTTGAGGCGGCTCTTCGACGCTGTGCCAACGCCTACGAGCGCTCGCAGGCTATCAGGGCCTATGCCAATGTGATGCGGGTGTACGAAGATCAGATTGCCCAGCAGTATGGCTTATCGCCGATGGAGTGGCCGATACTCCCATGAGGACAAAAGATGAGTCCGTGTCTGGAGTGCGTGATCATGCTGGCGGTGGTATTCACCTGCGTGTTCGGGCTCGACTGGTATCTGGCGATCAGAAGGTGGCTGACATGGAAGAAGCGCTGATGGTGCTGGTGTTTCCGTTTCTGATCGTGTGGATTTGCTCGTGGCCGTTCTAGCCTATTTCGGCAAGTGCGAAATATAGGTCATCACGGCGACTAGAAACGCCGCCCCGGCAATTGCGATGCCAGTCACTCCGAACAGTAACGCCCGGCTATCCGACGAATCACTCCGCACCTCGCCGCGTGCCGATGAGATGCCGGCAGTGCGGTTTTCCATCGCCGTGACGCGATCCTTGAGGTCGCCCAGCGCGCCGTTCAGGTTAGAGGTCTTGGTGTCGATGATGTTGATCATGGCATCGATCTGCTTGGTAAAGCCGCCCTCGATCTTGGCCGTCGCCTCCTTCGCCGCCGCGAACGCCGCGTCAACCGCGAGTTTAGTGTCGCCGGCGCGCTGGTCCGTCCGCGTGTCGCGTTCCGAGAACTGTGCCGCGACGCCGAGGAAGCGTTCGGTGGTGACGGCGGCCAGTTCCTCGACCTTGCTTAACATCAGGGCGTGCAGGTGTTCGATCTGCTCTTTCACCTTGTTGTCGCGCTGGTCTACTGCCTGATGCAGGCCCTTGACGTTGCTCTCGATGCCCCCGAACCGCGCCTCCAGCAATTCGCGCAGCGACGTGATCTGGCGGTCGACGGTGGTCGGCACCCGCGTCAGGTCGGCCTGAAACAGGTCTTGCGCCTTCTGCATGGCGTCGATACGCGCGGTGATCACCGCCGCCGCGGCGTCAATGGACTTGTCGATCGCCGTCTGGGTGATCTGGGATGGATTCGCCGGTTGGATGCTTTCGGCGGCCATGGCCTTAGCGGCGATGCCTGCCGCCGCGGCTGACGAAGTGGCCATTGATCGGAACCCCGTTGACCTCCGGCCATGCCGCACCGCGCAGCCTCGCGGCAGGAGCCGCCACCGCCGAGCAGATCGAGGCGGCGACCTGGCTGATGATGGCTGTCACCGGCGCCGCACCGGGGACGAGAGTGGCCAGGATCGCCGCCACCGTCGCCTCGGTCGGCTGGAAGGCACAGATTTTTACCGCCAGCGCCTGGACGTTGGCGATTTCGGTGGCGATCGGTTGGCCGGTGATCGGGTCGGTGCCGGTAGTGGTGCCGGTGGTAGCGCAGCCGCCGAGCAGCAGGCTGCCGGCAACTACCGCACTTGCGAGCAGGTTCCTCATGGGTTTTTCCTCTTCGGCGATTTCGGCGGCGGTGGTGCCGGTGTGGCATTGAGCGCGGCCTCCAGCACCTCGGCGACCACGGTGCGCACCTCGGCGTCGCTGATCATGTGACCCCAGGCCGAGGCATCGGCGACGGCGCGGGCGGCGTCGAACCCTGCGGATAGCTGGGCAAATGTCGGATCGGGCATGTCAACCTCCCAGATTAGCGGAATAGGCACGCAGCGCGGTTGCATCGAATCCCTCTGGTGAAAGACCTTTTGCGTCGAGAATGTCAAGCGACAAGTAGGCGCGGGCCTCATCGGAATAGCGCTCATAGAACGCTTGCGTCATCTCCTGCAGCGTGCCCCAGGTGACCACCACCACGTTGCTGCTGGCGACGCGACCGACCGCCGGCACGAAATGGCCGCCGTCGATGCGGGAGTTCGGCACCACCGTCCACGGCACCCCGAGGTCGTTCTGCGACATCGCGCTCTTTGGCAGTTCGATCCCGATGCCACAGCCGCCAAACAGATAGGTGGCAAGAATCATCTGGTCCCAATCGCCGATCGCCAGCGAGACATGGCAATCGATCTTGTGCCGCGAGGTGTTGCTGACGGCATCGCGAATTCCGGTGGTGCGCCAGTATTCGGCGCCGGCCTGCATGTCGGTGCCCTGGTCGGTGGCGTCGGTAAAGGCAAACCCGGTCACGGCGGCGTAGTCGCTCAATACATCGGCGGTGGTGATTCGGACCCGAGGCCGGCTGCCCATCAGCGACCAGGCATATTCGAGGTGCCCCGCTCCGGCCCAGACACAATCGCCCCAGGCGTCGTTGCCGAGCATGTGCCATTCGTCGACCAAATCCTGGTGGCCGAAGGTGGCCGGCGGCACCGGCAGGTTCGGCGCATAGAAAAAATCCTTGAATGACAGGGTGGTGGAGGCGCGGGCTGGTTTCTTGCCGAGCTTTTTCATCGGGTTTTCCCCGCACCGGACCGCAGTACCCTGATTTGTTCCTCCGCCGAGCCATCGACCACGGTGGTATTGCCCGGCATCTTCATCGCCAGATCATGCCCGGCCGGCGTGTTGTTGACGATGATGGCCTGCACCGGCGAATCCGGGTTCTTGGCCAGTTGGTCGACCACGGCGACCGCGTTGGTGTCGGTGTGGGCGAATATACCCCAGACCAACGGGATCAGGGATGCCAGCGCGCCGCCCCACATCTCCAGTTGCGACGAGGTGGCATAGCCGTGGGCGATCACGATCGGCCCAAAAGTGGCGATCAGCCAACGAACCAGCGCCTGGGATTGCTGCGCGTTCATGGTGATCATACCCTTCTTTGCTGGCGGTGACGCAAATGCAAGTGCAGGCGACACCATAGAAAGCGCGTTATTTTCGACAAATGCAACCCGGTTTAGCCATCCCTTGGTAAAACGCGGCTGATTTAAGCTGTGATACCAAGCCGTTGCCGCGGCGGAGTAGGCCCGTATGGCGCTGGCGGGATCACGGCTGGCAACGGCGGCAAGCGTAATCGGCCCGACCGTGCCGTCGGCGGTGACCCCCAGCGCCTGCTGCAGCAGGATGGTGGCCCGCCGCGGCCCGGCCAGCACGCAATTGTTGAAATAGACATAATCGAGCCCGATCGGCATCTCGTCGCAGTAAGGCTCCCAATAATTGTCGTGGTAGATGGTCTCGATATCGTCCTGCGAGGCGGTCCAGACGTCCTGCGTCGGCAGGCCCTGTCCGGTGCGCCAGGCGTCATATTCGCGCTGGGTGATGCCTCTGGAGGTCCGGCCGCCATGATCCTGCGGGTCGTCGTCGTTGCCGCCCTCCGACTGCAGCACCAGCGCCAGACTTGCCGGGAAATTGGCAGCGACCATGACCTATCCTGGGATGAGCAGCGATGATTTGACCGTGAAACTGGTGTCGGGCGAGGTACAGACTGCGGCACCCGTGGCCTGCCACTTGTAAGTCCACACCCCGGAGACACTGGGGACGAGCTGCTGATGGAAATGCCCCAGCGAATCGCGGGTAATGGTGCCCGGATAGGTGTACGAGGTGGCGACACCGTTCGGGTTGAGCATAAATAGCGTGATGGCGGTCGGATCGATGTCGACGCCGGTGAGCGCGTTGATGAAAATGCCGTTGATCTGGATGTCGGTATCGATTTCGTAGACGCCCATGTAACCAGCTCCGCTCCAGCCTTGGCCCGATGGGCTGTCCGATCCGATCGCCACGAACAGGCCGTTGTCGAGCGCCTGCGAAGTATAAAGCAGCAAATCGAGCGCGTTGGCCGAAAATACCGGGATATCGACACAGAATGCAAGCGACGGCACGCCGATGATCGGCACCGGCAGCGTGAACACCAGGCCGCGCTGCGGCGTCTGCTGCCACCATACTGGCGGCTCATAGATGTTCCAGGTCCACCACGGCACGATCCGCGGCGGGTTCTGCACCGGCGGCGGGAACGGGCCATTGAGCAGGCCCTGGTGCGGCTGCTGCCAGATCGCCGGCTGATCGGCGTTGTAGTTCCAACTCCACCAGTTGAAGTTAGGCCGCCCGGCCAGTACCGGCGCGATCAGCGAACTCGGCGGCGCCTGCCAGGCCCACATCTTGGAAAAGTCGTGGTCGTATTTCCATACGCCCGGGATGAAAGGCACCGCCTGCGCCAGCGTGAATATCTGCTGGTCGCGTACCGGCGTGCGATACCAGATCGGGTCGTCTGGCACCGTGAAATTGTAGCGGTTCTGGTAGAGCGGCGCCGGCGGGATCACCACCGGACGCTGTAGCGCGGGCTGCCAGGTAACCGCAGGCTCGTTGAAAGCCAGATGAGGCCAGAAGGTAGGTATCAGCGGGTTTGGCTGCGGGGTGTGAATCAGAAGGTTGCCGTTGGCCCACGGGAACCAGTGTGAGGCGTCGTTATAGTCGTAGTTCCATTTCTTCTGCGGCGGGCGGCCGCCTGAAGTCAGTATCTGGATCGGCGCGGAGTTCAGGGTCTCGTTGGCGGGCTGCCAGACCGGCTGGTCGTCGGTATAGGAATTCCACTGCCGCGCCGTGAACGGCTTGTTCTGCGACAGGATCGCCTCGACGTTGGCACGCAGCGCCTGCCATTGCCATACCGACCAGTCGTCGACGCTCTGCTTTTTCCAGTAGGCCGGCGAGAACGGCACCGCCTGCGGCGTGTTCAGAATTGGCAGGTTGCTCGATCGCGGTCCCTGCAGGTAGTTGTCGTCGTCGTAGTAATTGATCTCCATGCCGCTGGTCTTGTAGGGCACCAGCGACAGCGCGGCCGGGTTCGGCGCGGTCCATTGCCAGAATGCGGCGTCGTCATTGGCGAACGAGGGCGAGCGAGCATTGGGAGGCTGCGGGCTCTGCACCACCTCCATCGTTAGCGGAACCTCGGTAGGCGTCGCATACCAGTCGGGCGGGTCGCCGGGCCGCGGCACGTAGAACGGCGGATAGAACAGCACCGGCGGGTTGATGATCACCGTCGTCAATGTCAGGAACGAATTCAGGGTGTCAGGGGTTGGCGCCCAGATCGCCGCCTCGTCATAGTCATAGTATTGGTGCCAGTTCGGCGTCGGCGGCTGGCCTCCGGTCGTCAGCATCGGAATAGCCGCCGAGTTGAGCCATTCCGCCGACATCTGCCAGTTGGGCGCGTCATCATAGTCGGTGTGCCAAACCCTTGAGAACGGCGGCTGCAGCATCTGCAACGGCGCCGCATTCAGGTAATCCACAGATATCTGCCACGGCGTATCGTAGGTGGTGAAGAACCACTGCGGCCCGTTGCCGATAACGGGATGAGCCAGAATCTGGATCGGTGCCGAGTTGAGCAGTTCCGCCTTGATCTGCCACGAGCCGGTCTCGCTGTAGTCGAAGCGCCATGTCCGCGGCTTTGTCGGCGCGCCGGAAGGTAGGTTCTTGCTTGTGACGGTCTTGCCCTGCCACGACGGCGGGTCGGGTGGATTGGAAATGCGGAACGGCGCGCGTGGGATGGTCGCCGGGCCGGAATTGGCAACGATATTTGGACTTTGCCAACGCGACCAATCGGCTGGGTCGGGAGGAATAAAGAACCATTGCGGGCCGTTACCGATCGTAGGCCTGCCCAAAATCTGGATGGTGGCGGAATTCAGCAACTCGGCCTTGATCTGCCAAGGATGAGGCTCGTTGTAGCCAAACTGCCATTGCCGCGCGGTGGCGGTCGGTCGTTTGGCAAGCACCGGGATGATCCCCGAATTGAGGTTTTCTGGGACCGGCGCCCAAACCCCGGTCTCCTGGTAGTCATAGCACGATTGCTTGGTCGGCACCTGTCCGCCGGCACCGAACATCTTCTGTTCGGTCAGGAACTGGATGATTGGAGATCGGCGCGGCTGGGTGCCCGGCGACCACAATTGGTCTTCCGCCGGCCGCTTCACATAGAATGGGGCTTGCGGGAGGGTTGCCATATCACATCGACATCAAGGTTTGCTGTTGCAGAGTCAGAGGAACCGCCGTGGTGAACGGAATGCTGACGATCAGGCCGACCCAATTATCGGCAGGACTGAGTGTATAGGTGTGGGTAACGGTACTTGAAGCCGAAAAACTATCGGCACCACGGCATACGGCGCCGGGAGAGTTCAGCGTATCATTGCCAAATCGCACGGTGCCGCCGGTTGGTCCGGTCGGTGTGGTGCTGATGTCCATCATCGCCGAGAAGGCGTAGCTGCCGATCGTCGTCGTGGTGGATAGCGATGCGCTGGAGGCGCTGGTCCCAGAGCCGGCCGAAACGTTTGCACTCCAGTCGGTCAGCAGAGGATCGACTCCGAACAGGGAAACCGAAAACACGTCACAGCTCGATGTGGCACCGGCAATGCGCTTGACGCCAAGCGTCTTGTGGCCGGCCGTGGCATTGGCCAGACCATAGAAAAAAACATTGCCGACATTGGTGACCGCGTTGCTGCCGATCAGCGTCAGCAGTTGGTTGCTGCCGGCAGTGTCCCAATTGACCTGGAAAGAGGTGCCCGCGGTGCTGTTATCGAGCACGGCGACGAACAGCGCTTCACTAAATCCAGACCCGACTGTCTGGTTGGTGAAGCTGAAGGTCGCGCCGTTGGCCAGGGTGTTCTGGGCGCTGGCCGTCGCATAAGCATCGAGTGAAACGGCCATGGCTCAACCATCAGTGGAACCTTTGCAACACCAGGTTTGCCGGGCCGGAGTTGGACGTGCCGACGTTGGTGGCCTGCGGATTATACGACGTTACCGCGATGGTGAAGCACGAATCGCATAGCATCGGGTCGGGTTCGGAGTCCGGTATCTGCAGGATCGACCTGATCTGGAAACGCTCCGGGAAGGTGCGGTCCTTCGGCTCGTATTGCGCGAAGCAGTGCCGGCAGACTCGCTTGCGCTCCGCCAGCGCGGTCAGGATCATCCGGGCGTGCATCGAGGCGCCGAGATCGGCCTCCGCAGTATCCAATATCTTGCGGGCCTGACGCGCCAGTTGCCAGGCCTGCCACCAGGATTTCAGGCTCATTACTCGGACTCGAATATGGTATGGCAGCCGATCGCGCCGGTGGTGCCGCCGGTATAGGCCGATAGCGACACCTCGCCGAATGAGGCGGTATTGCCCAATAGCAGCGGGCATTCCTCGACGCGGTTGGCGCGCCAGAAGTAGACGCCGCCGAAGGCATTGAGGCTCATGTTCAGGAGTTTCAGGGTCGCGCTGCGCTGCGGTGGTGTGGTCCAGGTGTTGTTGACGATTACCGGAGCGGCCAGTGCGGCGGTGGCCGGATCGAGCGCGGCGACGGTGCCAATGTTGGCCGGGAAGGTGCCGGGGGTGGCGCCTACGGCTGAATCTCTCGCCAGCAGCATGAAGGTCGGCGAGGAAGAAGAGGCCGCCTGCCCCGAGATCGAGACTTCCCAGATACGGTTCACCTGGGTGGCGGAGCCGCCCTGGATGGCATAGGGGTAGGTGGCGTTGGCGAGGGTAGTGGCGGCGTCGGCGGTGGCGGTTGGAGTAATGGTAACGTATTGAGCGCTGAGTCTTGCCATAACGGTAGTCCTTTCGCTGCGCTGTTGAGAAAGCTCTCAAGTATCTTCTTGAACGGCACGCACGGATGACCGAGCTTCATCAGCAGGGAGCATCGATCGCATATATCACGGTCGCAGGACCGGCAGTAGCCCCGGCTGCGATCACGCTTCGGGTTGAGGATGATTGTATACTGACAATGGGAACACTGGATAGTGGGTGATTTCAGCACGGTGCCGCCCGGAACCACCAGTTTGGACCCGACCGAGGCGGCCTGTTCGGCGCTGATGCCGGGCGAGTGGGAATGGTCGACTTCGACGTAGCCCTCCAGATCACGCTTGGAAAACGGTCGCATCAGACCCCCGGAATCACCGCGTTGAAGGCCGCCGACACCGCGTTGTTGATATCGGTGTCGGGAATATTGGGTTGAACCGTATCGCCGGTCGATGTCGTAATCGGCACATAGTTGGTGGTAGCCGTCGTGGCATCGCTGACCACGGTCGCATTGGCCGCAGCGAGCAGGGCGAATTGACTTACCCAAGTGGAAAAATTGGCTGGGTTGAGGATTTGCGCCACCTGATTCTTGCGCAGCAGATGCAGGGCCAGCGGCATCGTGCCCGAGATTGCCTCGGAGTTGATGTTCATGCAGGTACTGACCAGTGAGATTTGCACTCGGCCCTTGAAGATCGCGCTATTGGACAGGTTGAACGAGTCGGAAAGCGTCGGTGTACCGGCGGCCATTGTTGTCTCCTACATCATCACCAGTTTTGCAGCCCCTACCAAGGCCAGGGATGCTGCAACAAGATCGACCCCGACCGCCACCCAAGGCACACCCGCCCCGGTGGCCGTGAATGCGGCCGATGCAACGCCCGGCGACAGATACGCGCTGCCCGTCGACATGTCCTGGTTGTCCAGAAAAATGATCGTATTCGAAGTGGGGGTTGGTATCGCCGTGACGCCGCTGCCGCCGACGCCGATCATGATGGCTACCGGAATATCACTGGCATTGCTGGCAACGGTGACGCCAGCGGTGCCGCTTGCAGATGCCGCTGTGACGGCGGTGCCAAAGCTTTGTACTCCACTGAAGGACGCGCCATAGAACATCACCGTGGCACTGACGGCTGATGATGTCAGGGTGATCGCCTTGTTGGTGACAGCGGTGGGATTCAGCAAGCCCCAGATTTCGGCGCGGCCCAATCCACCGGATGGCGTGTTAATGGCGCCGAGAACACTTAACGCCTGATTTGTCCCGGCCGCGTCCAAGTGAACGGCAGTGATCGGCACGGTATTGGTTTCTACCGCAATGAAAACCAGAAACGCGCCGAGGGTAAGCCCATTGGTGATGCTTGTATTAGCCGTTCCGGTGTAGGTTCCGCTGGCAGTATTGACCAGCGAGGTTGCGGCCGATTTCTGATCGAAAGCGACGGTCATCAGTAACCACCCTGAGCTGGGAAGATGTTGTTGGTGACGGTGCGGTACCAGTCGTTGATGGCTGGCGCGGTCAACAATGGATTCCAGTTATCTTTGCACTGTCCCGTTAGCGATGTCGATCCGAGCGTACCCCACCAGGCATTGCGAAAACCCTGCACGCCAGTCGAAATATAGCTCAGACCGGAAGGCACCGCCGCTCCGCTCTTCCCCAGCACGGTCGTATAGTAGTAACCGAGAACGTCGGTCTGAGTGATGGCCGCCTGAAAACCGAGCGTGTTGGAATTGTTCAATTCGATCGTGTTGGGCGTCGTGGTATTGGCCGACCCCGTTTGACTGCCGGTCCCGCCAAGCGAAGTTGCAAAATTATAAATGATATTGTTGTTAACGACGACACCATTGCCGCCCTGCCCAGTGGCACCCGCCTGGAACTGAATGCCGGTGCCAGTCCCGTAAGTGCCGCCAGAATACCCATGGGCCATGATGTTGAATTGGTGAACACAACCATTGGCCCAATTATTCGACACCACGAGACCATAGCCGCCTTGTTGGGTGGAAATTCCGTGCCCAAAAATGCCTGCCCAATCGGTAGGATTCACGAACACATTGTAGGTGTTCGACACAGTGAAGACACTTGGATGCCCGGACTCGACATGGCCAATCTCCATATCGAACGCGTTAAACGCGCCAAAATTATTGTAGCAGGTTCCCCCGGATCGCATCTGCGCTCCCTCTGCCACCGAGAGAATCGTGATGTTGCCCGACACGGTAGCCGGACCATTCCCCTCGCCGCCTGCATTCACCGGGTCGGTGAAGGCTGTAGCGTTCGGGTTGCTCTGAATATACATATTGCGGTTGCGTACCTGGGAGAAATTATCGGTCGGGATGCCAAGTTGAGGATTCCAGCCGCCCTGATCAGAATAATTACCGGTGAGAATGGGATTTTGAAAGAGCCAACTGAGCGTATTCTGATCGCCTTCGACCGTGGAATAGGCGCCGATGAACTGATTGCGATTTAGAATGAGCGTTCCGCTGGCCGTCGTGCCGCTAGTAAGAGCTCCCGCAAATATATCGGTTGAAAAGAATGACCATTTGCAATCTTCCACCAGATGCCAAGTGTTCGCCGTCCCGTTGCCCCCGATGAAGGCGCCGATGATCGTTGATCCTTCCTGACCCGAAGAAAATGATCCATTGGCCGGGTCTCGATCAAAGCAATAAAACTCGAGTCCGACCATCGCGGTATCTAGACCAATAAAGGCAGGAGTGCCGCCAAAACCACCAGAAAAGTTCAGGACCGGCCGCGCCCCTTTGGTATTGTCTCCCAAGAAGGGGCAAGGATAAGAAGTTATGAGGATGACGCCAGAATAGGAACCGTCGGCGTTGGTGACTTGGCCCGGTCCACCAACGTTGGGTGGATTGACTTTATCAGCGGTCCAACTGTCTCCCTTTTTCAACAAGAGCCAGTCGGGATTGCCTGATCGAAGCAAACTCTTGCCGCCACTGGCGCCGTTGATACTGGCTTTTGGCGAGGCTTGGGTACCCGTGTTGCTGTCGTTGCCTGTACTGGATGACACATAGACAAACCGCGTCCCAGTTCCGCTATAGCCAGATCCCTGCTGCAACAACTGAGTTGTGGTGAATGTCGGCGTGAACGTGGACCAGCCCGTGCCCGATGGTGGCGGCGGTGTCCCCTGGGTCGTCGTGATCACTCCACCCAACGTCACCATGGCTTTAGTGCCCGTTGCATCGGTGACGGATGCGGTGATCGTGATATCCGACATCAGTATACAAAGGTCCACTGCCCCGGTTTGCCGGCGACCGGCGTCATCACCTGACCACCAGAGCTGACAGGCGTCGAGTAGGTATAGGGCGGCGTTCCTCCGGTCGGGGAGACAACCACGGTACGGGTGACGGGGGTGTCTGAGGTGATCGGCGTGCATGTGGCGCCGACAATCATGGTAGTGCCGAGATAGGCTGCGAGACTGAAACTGCCGGTAACGCCTGCGGTGTCGGTGACGGTGCCGGTGATGTTGACGGATGACATGGGTTTTTCCTTTATTGCAGCCGGTGTACTGAGATCGTCGAGTCCTTGGAATTTCCGGTGGCGTTGAACTGCATCTTGGCGGTAGTGGTGCTGGCACTACAGTCGATCCTGATGTTCGCCACCGGACTGGCAAGGAACCCGGACAATGATATAGTAATCTGTAAATTAGCCGCAGGAAGCACGGTCTGCGCGCTACTTATGATCGTGGTGCCATCCCATAGTTTGCAGTTGTATCTCGGGGCGGCGGCGGTATCGGTCAATGTGATAGTGCCGGACGCCCACCACGTTCCTGTAGTGCCTTGGGCCACTGTTGGGCCGTTGAAATACACCGTGATGGTGCCGCTGTTCATCGCCACGTCGGCACCGAGCGAATTGGTGATTCCGGTCGACTTCAGCGAGATCACGCCGACGCTGGATTGCAGCGTCACGTTGTCAGGCTCCATGCATCCAAACTGCGTGAATGACGCCTGCTGACACCGGATGTCGTTGACGCTGTTGAAGATGCCGGTACCGGAATTGAGCGTGAAGGCGCCGGTGTTGCCGGCGATCGAGGTGACACCGGCGGCCGACGCCAGTGTCGACACCTGCACATTTTTCAACTGACCCGAGGCAGCCTGATCCTGAATCAGAACGAGGTCAGTACCGGCAGGCGAGGCCTTGTTGGTCAGGGCTCCGATGGTCGAATAGATCGGCGATGCGGTGACGCCGGAGAAGTTGCCGAGTAGCGACCATGCGGTGCCGGTGAACAGCGACGGGTTTGGATAGGTGCCGGTCAACTGGCCGCCTGCCGGACCCGACGGCGGGAAACTGCCGGTGAGGCAGCCAAAGCCGGCATCCGCAATCTGGGTGGTAGAGAAGAATTTGGTGCAATCGCCGGGAATCGGCGCTGGCCCGATCACACTGACCGGAGATTGTGCCCATACCGGGTTACCTCCCAGCAAAACGAGGGCGAGAATTGCCCTAGCTGTAATATTCGAGCAGGACAATGACGTTGCTCCCTGCGCTCGACGCGACCGCGTTCATACCGTTGGTCCACGCCGGCGTGTTGGGCGGGCCGAACATCACGCCCTGCAGCGGCTGGATCGCCACCGAGCCGGCGCCGTTGACCGCGGCGTTGATCCCGGTAGGCGACACCCACAAGGTAATGGATGCTGACGGGTTAAATACGTAGATGCCGGCGCGCTGGTTGTTGACGCTGGCGACCTGCACGCTGGCGTTGGAGACCGTTGGCGCGGACAGGGCATTGGGCGATGGGTAGGTGCTGGCCATCAGAACTGATACCCGCTCGAATTAACGTTGACCGCAGTGGCGGTGGCATCCGCCGTGGTGGTGATAGTGATGGCGGTGTTGATGGCGCTCGACGGTAGGCAGGGCGTGAAGGTCGGCGACACGCTGCCGGGCGCTGTCAACTGGAAGGTCTCCGAGCCGCCGGCAAGGCCCGCAACCGTGATCGGACCGACGGCGCCGGTGCCGGAGGCCGACACGGTGAAGCTGCACAGCCAGGTCCGCTGTGTCGCCGAGGCGGCAAGCGTAGCTACCACCGCGCCTGTCGTGCCGGAGGCGTTGCCGACGATCTGGGTCGAGCCGGTGGGCGCGCCGGTGCCGCCCGAGGTGCAGGTGTTGCCGTTGAGGTCGACCACGCAGGCGTTGAAACCGCCGGCGGTGTAGGGGTTGGTCAGCGCCGAGCCGCAGGCCGAGACCGTGAAGCATTCGCTGGCCGCGATGGCAGGGGAGATGCCGAGCAGCAGAGCCGCTATGATGTACCGTATCATGTTACCTCCCTTTGGAGCGGCGGGATGACTTTTTTACCACGGCATTTGCGGCCCGAATCGCCTCGCCCTTCGTCCTGCCGCGCTTCAACATGCTCGCTTCGACGTGTGCCCACTGCCGTTTCTTCTTCGGCGTGGTGGCCTTCTTGGTAAAGCGCTCTGCGGGCATCAGCCCCTCCTGAAGTAAAGCAGCGTCTGCGGGATCACGAATACCACACTAAAGGCGATTGCGGCATAGAGACGGTCCCTCGAGGGGTCATAGATGGTCCAGAGCCATATTGCCGAGCCGGTCAGCACCGCGATCAGCAAAAGCACCCGCGTGGCGCAGATTGCGGCCACGGTGCGGGCCATTTCGACGAAAGACGGCGTGATATCCTCGTCTTTCTGAGGTCCGGGCTGGGTTGGTGTGAATAATGGGGTTGGATCGGTCATGGAATATGTTTCCAGCTTTTTCGATGCCTGATGAATGAGATTGTGGCCGGTGATACCGACAATTCTTTTGCCCAAGATGCATTAGTCCGAGTCGGGGTATTTCTAATTTCAGTAACGATGTCGGCGCTCAGAAGTGACGTGGGAGAACGATGGTGCTTGGAGCCAGCGCGCATATTTTTACGGCCCTTTTGTACTGCATCGCGCATATTGTCCGAATGCGTGCCCAAAAACAGATGATCTGGATTGACGCACAGGCCGACATCACATTTATGCAAAACATGCATTCCCGCCGGGGCTTCTCCGCGGTGGAGATGCCAAGATATTCTATGGGCACCTGCAGTTTTCCCTGGACCAATGTTCATGCACCCGTAGGCATCTTTACGGCGCCCAGACGACTGAGTGGCGCCAAACCATAACCAGCAACCCGAATTTGGTTCCGGGATGTATTTTGCATCAAATCTCTCTTGAAGGTTCATTTGAAAAACCCTTTATCGTCTTCTCCGCCTTGAATGCGATGCCGGATTGCGAGCAATTTGGTGCCGGCATTGATAGCACTTAGCTTATCCGCCTTGCTCGCCTTGTTGGATCGGACGATTTTGCGCACCGCCGTCTCCAATTCGTCGAGGAAATCGCTGTCCGGCTTGATGCCGTTCACCTCGGTCATGGGCCACCCGATGCAAGCGGCGAGGTCAGAGCCGAGCGCGCCGCTTGGGCGGCGGGTAAAGCGCGCGCTTCGGCCTGTGCCGGCGCAATCGCCGCAGCTACCGGCGCCCCCATTGGCGATTCGCTCTTGATCAGTTGCTCCAATTCCTTGATCTGCCTGCTTGTCAGGTATTCGCCGAGATATTTTGAGATCAGTCCGGTGCCGGCCACAGCGGCGGCGGCAGGCACACCGCCAGCAAAGCCGGCAACGATCGTCGTGCCGGATGATACGGGACCGGCAGGCGCATATTTACCCGCATGTCGCGTTGTATTGGTCAGCCACGTTCCGAGAACAATTTCTTCCATCTTGTCCTTGGCCTCTTGCGACATGCCGCGCGATTTCTTGTCGCTGGACAGGATGCGGTTGATCTCCTGCCGTGCGGTATTGATGCGATTCGCGCCTGTACCGGATACGCCGGCCCGACGCTGGCCCTTTATCGAGCCTTCCTCGATGGTTTCCAGTTGCTTGTTGGTGGCCCACAGGCTTTGCGCATATCGCAGCGCCTGCGCGTCCTCCTGCGGATTGCCGGACATGACGAATTTCGGGTCAACACGCATGAAATAATCGTCGATTGCGTCGATGGCCCTGTCGGCTGCTTCGGCTTCGGCCGGGTTTGCCTTATACTTGCCGAGTGCTTTGCGCACCGCATCGATGCCCTGGATCGAACCGCCACTGGTCTTAAGTTCATCGACAAGTTGAAGCGTAACGGCGCCAGATGCGCCAGGGAAATTCCTGAAACCAGCTCCGATAAGATCGGTCTTGATCTCTCCCGTCAAAACGTCCATCCCGGCCGGTGATATCCTGACGTTGGATTCTTCCAGCGCCTTGTAGATTTGCGACGACGCCGCCTTGGTCTCGGTACGGCCCGGCAATTCTGCCGCCAGTTTCGATAGACCGCGCTCTGACGCTGCCAATCCGCCGACACCGCCGCCCAATACCGCGCCGCCGACACGCAGCGCGGCCTCTGCACCGCCGCCCAAGTCCGCTTTTTTGGCAAACTCGCCCGCACTTTCCGAAAAGATCGATGACAGCGCGCCGAGAGCTATTTTCAGCGCCGTGCTACCAACACCAGGATAGGTCGCGGGATTGCCCAAGGTCTCGAAGATAGCCCCAGCGTAACGACCGGGGTCGGTCTCAGGCTTGGCCTCGATGTGAGCAGCCTTGGTGATCTGCTCGCCATAGGTCGGATCAGGTTTTGGGGGCTCTGATCCGGTGATGTCGGCCTTCAGTTTCTGGAAATGTTTCGACGGGCCAAACGGTCCCATCACCGCCTCGCCCATCGTGCCGGCAAAATCGGCGACGCCGCGCAGTAGGCCCTTCGTCCCTTCCTCGCCGACATCGGCCACCGAACGATCCTGCTCCGGCGCGGCTCCTGCATTCAGCTTTGCAAGGAGGCCGGGGTCGGTGACAGGCTTCGGAGCCGCGCCGGAATTAAGCTGCGCCAGAATATCCGGATCGGTGACAGGCTTCGGCATTACTGTTCAAACCATTGGCCGTCTTGCTTGAAGTAGGTCTTTCCGTTGATGGTCTTGGTTTCGGTACCGCCAGTCTGTGTAGTCGCGGCGGGAGGTGTGCCGTGCGATCCGGTGTAGCGGTTTTCGCCGCCGGGACCGAGCGTCTGGAAATTTGGAATGGCGTGCAGGCGAAAATTGATCAAGCGCTGCACTTCATCAAGCGATGCGTTCAATTCCTTGACGCCGTAATTGGCGTTGATCTGTTCGTTGGCCAGTTTCCACGCCGGTTCGGTCGGGGCATAGCCGCCATTGGCGAGGTTGGCAAACTCTTCCTTCAGGGTATTGACGGCGGAAACGTATTTGGCGGCCAGTTGTCCGTTCGGAGTGTTGCCCTGAGTCTGAATGTAGGCATCCAGTTTGGCCTTGTTGAGGAACGGAACGCCGCTGTTCTTCATCTGATCGGCGAGCGACTTCACCTCGTCGATGGTGTTGACGACGCTGTTGGCGAGGCCCGAATATCGCGTCATCTGCGGCCCGTTCAGCGACTGGATTTGCTTTTCGGCGGCCTTGTACTCAAGCTGCGCCTTGGCGAGGTCAAAGCCTTGCGAGGCCAGATATGACCGCACCGCCGGCTGCATCCGGTACAGCCCCGTCATGACCGGAGACTGTTCGCCCGCGATGATGGCGTCGCCGATCGCCTTGGCGTTAGCTTGTTGTTCGGCGGAGTTGGCTCCACCGGTGCCCTTCTTGCCCTCGTTGTAGGCCCCGAGGTCGCCCTGCTCTTTGATGTGTTTGAGTTTCAGTTGCTGGTCCGCCGTCCACGGCTGCCCGGTTTTAGGATTGACGCCGTTGGGATCGAGATCGCCGCTCGCTATCCGTTCGTATGTCAGCCGCTTCTGTGCCTTCTCGTTCTCCAGAGTCTTGTTGAGCTGTTCGGTCGACAATTCCAGCTTGCCGGTGTTCTTCACACCGGCCTCATAAATCTTTCCTACCATCGTGAAGTTCTTCGCCGCGGCTGCGTCGTACATGATCGGGTCGTGGTACTGCGTGGCGATCAGTTGGATCGCGGACATCTGCTCGTCGATGTTGTGCTGGTTGTTCTCCAGCGCCAGCTTGTATTGCTCCAGCACGGTGTGGTTGTTGAGGATGGTCTGCTTGGTCTTCTCCTGCCACTCTTTGGTCGCCGCCTCGTACTGCGCGAGGTTTCCGCTCTGCCAACCGTTGACCGCGGCACCAAATGCTCCGAGCGCAGCGCCGCCGGGCTGCCGGGTGCATCGGGTGGAGATGGCGCCGAGCACCGCCATGGCGGAGGCAAACTCCAGCGAGTTCTTCTGGAAATCCCTGTAATCCGGTGGTGGCTCTTTCTGCTGCTGCAACTGCGGCACCTGCGGGCGCTGCGATTCGGCTCTTCGCAGTTGGCCCATCGGACCTGCCAGCGCCTGACGCTCCCTTGCCTGATCGGCCTGCGCCTGCTGCTGCACGTCCTCGAGGCCGGGTGGCGCCAGTGGCGACGAGTTAGGGACAACACCCTGCTGCGACGTGAAATTGCCCTGCATCTGTCCGGTCGGAGAGAAGACGGCGGGTGCAAGTGCTGCCTGGTCGTCTGCCATCGTTACACCAGCCTCATCACGGTAGGTTGAATCCGGTATCCTGCAGGTAATCCTGCTGTTCGTTCGTCATGCCCTGATAGTTGCCGGTGCTGTTCTGATATGCGGCACCGCCTGCGCCACCGCTCGCCAGAGACGACAGTCCGAACATCTTGCCGATCGCGCCGAATGCGTTGGTGAGATTGGTCGAATAGGTGGTATCGAGCTGCACCTGCGCCTGCCCGGCCTGGAACAGCGCCTGGTCGGCAGCACTGATTTCCGCACCGCCGGTTTGCATCAGCGAATTGCCGCTGGAAATCTGCCCGAGCCCCAACTGGATGGTCGACTGGATCATCTGCTGCGCCATCGCATTGACCTGCGCGTCGACATTGCCCTGTTGCGTGATCGCGGCGGTGTCGGCATCGGGGTTGCGACCCATGTTGTAGAACATCTGCCGCGACTGGTTAGTCAGCCCGCTCTCGTACTGGCCGAGTTGCGCCTGCTGCGGCGCCGTCAACGTCCCGGCGGCGGCGTTGGCCAGCGTCTGCTCGCCAGCACCGACGAAGGATTGGCCCTGCGAGATGTTGTTGGCTCCGGTGGATTGCAGCCATGGTGCATCGGCGGTGGCCTGCCCGAACTGCGACGGCAGTTTGCCCGGTCCCTGCGCCAGCAGCGAGCCGACACCGAGCGCGCCAACGCCCAGCGACAATGGAGAGAGGCCACCGATACCTGCCAATAAGTCACTCATAGGTCAGCCTCCGCTCTTATTAGTTAAACGATCAATTATGGCCACCAGAGTTTTGACAAGCTGATAATCAAAACAGCACTCAGGATTGTCTGGCGATGCCCCCTCGACTTGATTGCGTGCGTTCTCCACACAACGTCTTTCCTGCTCGCTGAGTGCCGTCTTCCTCATAGCGCTGGTTTCCCGAATGGCGAGGCGAGACCGGCAGCGGGCGCCGTCCCTTGGGTTGAATCAACGGGCGCACCGGGCATTTGCGGCGTGGCGCCCGCCCCCGACGACAGTACACCACCCCCGAGCGGGCCGGGCGAGCCAATTCCGGGCATCTGTGGCGCGGCGGGCATGCCTCCGGCCGGTGGAGCGACGCTTTGCGCCTCTCCACCGCCGACTGGCCCGGTTAGCGGAGTGGACATTCCGCCTTGGGGACTCTGAACAGCAGGGTCGGGCATCTCCGGGATGCCGAAGTTCTGCATGAAGTTACTCCCGAACATGTCTGCGGTCCTCTCTACTTTTAATGCGAGAGATAACGCTTGCATCCACGTCGTATCTCCTGCCGAGGGCGGCGTTACTCTCGGTTGACAAGCGAATGTTTCTTACATCCTGATCTGAGAGCTTACAGGGCATTCGTCCTTTTGAGATGGCATCTTTGATGTTGTCATATTGTGACCCGAGAAAAAGATGATCTGGATTGACGCAGCACGGCATGTCACAGCTATGCAGAACATTTCGACCCAGCGGTTTCTCGCCTCGATAGATTTCCCAAGAGACTCTATGAGCAAGATGAAGTTTTCGTCCTATGCCAAATTTTCCATACCCATTCCGATGCACCGCCGCCGTCCACAGCCAGCAACCGCTATTCGGCTCTGGAATGTACTTCGATTCGAATCTCTCTTGCAGGCTCATGTGATACCTAGAAGTTGTCTTATGACGGAGTGTTCCGATGCGTGATACCCGGTCCAGTTGTAAAAATCATTTTCATCATCTAGATTGACCGCTCCCAAGTCGATCCCTGTAATTCCTAACGTCGCCCTCAATAGTAGATGACTCTGGGCGTGGGATTGCACAATAGACGTTCTGGATTGCCCGGCTGTCAAGAACGATAGAAAATCAAAATCAGGAATTACAATCGGGGGCGTCTGTTGGGAGAGAACCTGAACGAATTGAATGTGTTCTCGCATGTGAGAAACGTCCCATGCGCCGTAGCCGGCGAGATCGTTGAACGTCACCTGATCGGGCTGGAACTGCGGCATTACTTGTTGCCCACGTTGGTCTCCTGGTACTCAAGGGTCAAATTGGTCATGGTGAAGTTGGCCAGCGTCCCGGTCACGGTAGCGCCGAGATAGCGGCCAGCTCCGTCCCCGGTAACGGTTAGCGCGTTGAAGCCCGCCACGACGTTCTCCAGATAAGTCTGACTGCCCTCATTGGTGTCCATCGAGACGTTGAACTTGACGTTGGCCGTGGTAGTGGCGGCGAAACCTATGCGCAATGTCTTCTTCCTTTGCACCGCATTGCCGTGATGGGTCAATGCGGTCTGCAATTTGAACACCACCGGCTGTGCGGCGTTGGCGAGGATTTGCGTGATGTCCTGCCCGGAAGAGGCGAAGGTCAGCGTGCGTCCGCTAGCGAGCGTCGAGGCGGTGGCGACCGCGGTCAACCCCGTGCCCTGGTTGATGACGAACCATTTCTTGTCGGTGAAGGCCAGCAGGATCGAGCGCTCGTTGGCGAGCGGGTCTTTGTAGCGCACCAGCCAGGCGATGTGATGGATGTTGTTGATGTCGGCGATGCAGGACTGCGGCTCCTGGGTGAAATCAATCAGTCGGAAGATGCCGTCCATGTCGTCGGAGACTTTCTGCACACTTGAGCCGAACACCGCATAGACGCCATTGGTGTTGGCGAAGAAGAACACCCGGTTGAACGAGCCGCAACTATTGGTGTAGATCGTGCCCTGGTCGCTCGATAGCGTCAGGATGGTGAACAGCGTGATGTTGCCGAGCGAGTTGAGCGAGATGTTGCCGATCTGCTTCACCGACTGGTCGCCCATGATCCACAGGTAGTTGTTGAAATTCCGCAGAGCGGTGATGGAATGAGTGAGGTCGGCGTCGGTGATGGTCAGCGAGCCCGAGGCGTTGGTGGCGGAAAAATCGTCGAAGCCTGCCGTGCCGGTGTACTGCAGCAGACGAAAATTGCCGCCCGGAGACATGCCGTTGAGCCACACTCTTCCGCCGAACACCGCCAGCGTGTTGCCCTTGGGCACGAACGGCCAGACGTGGGCGGTGGCGGATGCGCCGGTGCCACCACCACCGCTGAAGCCTACGGTGAGAACGTCGCTCGCCAGATAGCCGGCGCCTGGATTGGTCAGGGTGACCGAGGTGACGCCGGAGCCGCCGACCACCGCTGCCGCGGTTGCGCCCGACCCGGCACCACCGCCGGTGAACGACACCGATGGCGCCGAGGTATAGCCCGAGCCGCCGCTGGTCACCGTGATCGACAGCACGCGGCCGTTGCCAACGGTGCAGGTGGCGGCCGGCGAGAAGCCGCCAGCGCCGAAGGTGCCGCCGGAAAACACCACGGCGGGCGCGCTGGTATAGCCCGACCCGGCCGTCACGATCGAGATGCCGGTCACCACGAAGAACCCGAAGGCATTGACGGAAAACGTGGATTGCGCCGTGGCGCCAGAGCCGCCGCCGCCCGAGAATGACGTCACCACCGGTGTCGGAAGATTGATGTCGCGGTAAGCGCCAGGATTGGTGACGGTGACGGTGTTGACGCCACGCGGGTCGATGGTGGCGGTTGCCGCTGCTCCGATGCCGCCGCCGCCGGCAAACACCACGCCTGGTGCCGGGCCATATCCCGAGCCGCCATTGATGACGTTGACGGCAACCACCGCCGGTGTGCCGATGGTGGCGACCGCGGTAGCGCCGGTGCCGGAGCCGCCGGTGATGGTCACGGTCGGCGGCGAGGTGTAGTTGGCGCCCGGTGCGGTCAGGGTGATGACCGGCGAGACGCCGCCCTGCTGCACGAATGCGGTGCCGTCCCAGGTCGAATAGCCGGCGGTCGGGTCGTTGATCAGGATGCGCAGGCTCTGCCACACCGTCATGTCAGGGTTGGAGAAGGTGCCGGGCGAGGCGAACCGGGCCGAGATGCCGGTCGCGATGTTGGTGGCCCAGCCGGCGCCGTTGGTGGTGAACGAGATGATGTAATCGACCGCGCCGATGTTGGCGTAGTATTGCAGGTTGATGCTGTCGGCGATGTTTGAGATCGCCGTATTAGGCCCCGGTACGGTCACCAGATTGTTGGGCGCGATCGGCTGCAGGTTTTCCAGCCACGCCAGTTCCTTTTCGTTGAGCGCCTGGCGCACGCTCTGGGTATTCATCTTCTCGAACTGCTCGAAGACGATGAACTTACTTTCAGCGCGCTGCACCTGTCCAGGCGGGGGCATGGCTCACCTCGACACGCGGCGCTGGAAATTCTTGTTGTAGATGTTCGGAATGCGCACCCCGCCGGTGCCGATGATGATGCGCGGCACGCGGTTCTCGTACTTCTTCAGCATGTAGTCGGACTGCTGGAAATTCTGCAGTTTCAAAAGGCAGAGGTGCGCCGCGTAATACTGCACGGCGTCGGCATATTGCGGCGCGATCTGGGTCTCGGCGTCGCCCGGATTGAGCAGCGGGATCGGCAGGCAGATCACGTCCCATTCCGTGACATAGGACTG